GGTTTCAGCGGCTAATTCAAGACGCAGGGCGATATTTCGTGCCACACCACAGGTGATTGAAAACAGAAACGTTAATTATAATGCTTTGGAACCGCTTCATGCTCCCGGTCAGATACAAGTATATAAAAACACCGCCTCGCGCAATTTTAATATATCCGACCTTAAATTGGTTTCGCGGACGCAGGAAGAAGCAGATAAAAATCTGCAAATATTATGGACTTTGCGTGGTTGGTGTGTTCCAAGATTTGGCAATAGTTCAACATTGACAACGACGGAAAGGCGCAACAGGGCAACGTACGAAAGTGCCCGCCAGAACGGCGCTAAAGAAAGTGAACTGTTTTTCGATGAATGGGATAGACGCGATATTCTTGGTAAAGAAATTTTGGGGGCACCACCAGAAGTATTGTATTTTTCCGCATATTCATTAGGTAACGGTTCAAAATCTAATTCTGGTGACAGTACCACAACCACACGTATTGCGCAGCATATTCATCGCGTCCCCGTGGTTATCCAACAATTATCAATACCCTATCCGAACGATGTGGATTATATTACTACGTCGCGTGGGGTGCCAATGCCAATTATAATGAACTTGGATATCTCTTTGATTGAAACCCATTCACCAAATTCTTATGAAGGATTCAGTCTGAATGATTTCAGACGCGGCATATTAAGAGGATTCTAAAATGGCATTTACTATAGACGACAATAACACAGATTCTACTAAGAATAGAAACTCGCGGTTGGTACAGGGCGGAACCACAGACATATATAAAAATAGACTGGGTTGGTGGGAACGTAGAGTAATCCCCCGCGCAGACGATGATTTACGTATAGTCATTGAAGATAACGAAGCTGGAAGACCTGATATGCTGTCACAAAGGGCGTATGGCAAGGCCATGTACGCTTGGTTAATACTTCAATTTAATAATATTATAGATCCAGAAACAGAATTAGTAGCGGGTAAAGAAATTTTTCTTCCCACAGAACAAAGACTCATATTAGATATTATAACAAAACCCAACGGTGGAAATAAAAAATAAAGGTAACCAATGTCGAATCCAAGAAATATATTAGGTAAGTTTGACACCTATGCATATCATCACATATTAATCGCCACAAACAGTACATCAACAGCAGAAGAATTGGCAAAGACAAGTGAAATTACGACACTTCAACATCCTTTTCAAAAGCCTAAGTATACGACCAGAACTGTACAAAATGTGCCGGATGGTAAATATGTGACGCTTATTGATGGGATGACAGATACGCGTTTTTTCATAGGTGATCTCAATTGGAACAATATAATAGCCGCCGAACCCCACTTAAAAGACGGTATACCACAATCAACTACAATGTCCACCGATGGTGAAATGGAAATCATGGAGCCTTTCGGCGCAAAATTCTTAAATGTACTTTCTAATATTTGTAACGCCGACCAGTTAGACACCGACCCCACAGGACTTGTATTTCTTTTAAAAACTATTTTCGTTGGTCATAACACCAAGGGAACCACCGAAATGATAACAAATGTTAGACCATTTATGTTTGTGGCATATGACATCGCAGCAGTGTTTGATAATTCTGGTGCAAAGTATAAGATGTCATTTGTAGGTTTAACAAATGGTGCTGGTAAACTACCACAACCACAAAAGATTTTTGAAGGACTATCCTTTGAATCCAAGCCTACTTTGAAAGGGACATTCACGGCATTAGAAGAAGCGGTTAACAACAAATATCAAAGATTTAAAGGAAAAGCAATTAAAGAATTTGCCGCTTCTACCGAAATATTTGAAACTGCTGGTTTGTCTGAACAAGACAAATTAGTATACGCGCAGAATTATTTGGTGGACAATTACAGAGATGTTCAATATAAAATAATCGCAACAGATTATGAAGATGAAGCTAGATATCCTTCTGGTGATATCGAAAATGATAGGGTCAAAACTAAAATTAAAAATGATTCTATATCCTTTAATTTTGGTGATGATGTTGGTGTTGAAGAAATAATAAATCTGTTAATGAAAACTTCATCTGGTGTTTTAGATGATAGTAAAGGTGTAGCGAGTGATGAATTTCCCGGAAAAAGAAAATACATATACAAAATAATATCTACATTAAAATCTACACCAACCGAATACATTATTGAATATCATATAAAACGCTATGCGATGGACATTGGACCTTATGAACAACAAGCTAAAAATGGCGAAATTGTTCCAAAACCCGGACAATCAATAGAATTTAATTACATTTTTACGGGTAAAAATGTTGATATAAAATCGTTTGATTTGAAGATGGAAATGGGGATGGCATTCTTTCAAATAGCCGCCACTTCAAATAACGTACCTACCCAAGATAGTACCACGGCAGGCAATAGATCTTATCCTTTCCGTGGACCCGGTTCGAAGTGGCCAGCTGGTACTGATATAGAACGAAGGGGTAAGGCACCTTTATTTTTGGGAACAACATTAAAGCAACCATTTGCAAGAAATACTACAAGACCGATTGATTCTGCTGGTTTTCAGGCTTTGTTAGACAGGCATGCTTCTTTAGAAAGTATTAGCGCAAGCATGATCATATATGGCAATCCACAATTGTTGGATGAATTGTCAATACTACCAAGTGAATTAATAAATGGTGAAACCGAAGAGCCAGAAGAAGGCGCGACTGTAAATCCAAGATGGATTTCGGCACCGACATTAATAAAGGTTAATGTTAAGATGCCAGAAGATCCAAATAATCTTGTTAATACAACATATGAAGATTTTTGGTATACTGGCTATTACAACCTAATGGAAGTTGAAAATAATTTTTCAGAAGGGGAATTTACACAGAAATTAGGTATGTTCAGTATTCCCATGGAAGATCCTTTAGAAAAGAAATCTGATGACCCCGAACGTGACCGTGAAAAATGGGAAGACCCCGGCGCTATTGTAGGTACCATTCAGGCGGCAGGTGAAATAGTAGGACAGGAAGTTTTTGAGTTCGTCGAAAATGTTAAAGCATCATTTAGTGATGATAAAACCATCGACCAGAAAGAACGAGAAAAGAATAACACGAGAAAAGACCGCACTAATAAATTTAGTCGTGGTAGAAATTCGAGGAATAATTAATGCGCCCACTTGAAGAAGTACAAAAAATAAGAAACGTCACGGGTCAGTTTACACATATTACAATAGGGCGCGTAGTAGACACAAATGACCCGCAACAAATGGGAAGGCTTCGTGTGGCTTGTCCAATTTTTGGTGATCTTGAAGAAGAAACAATACGCAATATTCCTTGGGCTACATATGTGTCACCATTGGCAGGCTCAACAGAAACACCCGCACGTGGTCGTGGTTCAGACCAAACCGCAGGGCCAGTAGCCTATGGAATGTTTAATATACCTAAAGTCGGAAGCAATGTATTAATCGCGTGTATTGATGGTGATCCACGATTTCGCGTATGGCTTGGCTGCGTACATGATCAATTACTTACGCATACTATGCCACACGGTAGATACAGTTATCAGTTAGATAATCAACCAGAAGGACCATTTTCTTCATCCGAAGATGAAATTGAGCCGCTTTATACAAGTCAAACTAATGCTTTTACTAATCCAAGCGCAGGTGTAGAACCAAGAAAATCATACGAATTTAGAACAAGAGCGGCCGATGTTTCAGTATCTGGCTTAGACGAAGAATTTGTAGACACTGAAACATCAAGAATATCGTTACTGTCCGATGATTTTGATGTTGAATCGGAAGATGGAAAATATACCAATACCCAAGGATATAAGAAAAGCCGCGTAGAACCAGATGGTAAATCTGCATTTACGCGTGATATATTGTACGACCCACAAACTTATTCTTGGACAACTCCCGGATTTCACAGTGTTTCGATGACTGATAACGCGGAAAACTGCCGCATTAGAATTCGTACTACCCATGGCACGCAAGTGATACTGGATGATACCAACGAAAGAATATACATTAGTACCGCTAATGGTAAGAACTGGTTCGAAATGGACGAAAGTTCTGGCAACATTGACATGTATGCCGACGGAAATGTATCGGTACGTTCGAAAAAGGATATAAATTTCACAGCAGATAAGTCGTTTAGAGTCACAGCACAAGAAGGTATTCATTTATCGACCCCCGGCGAAACCAGAATATATGGTGGCACAGGAGTTCATATGAAAAGTGAAACCACATTAAATTTACATTCAGAAGAAGATTTTAATATATTTTCTGGTGTAAATGCAAATATTACCAGTTTTGTTGATACTAATATCAACGCGGGCGGTAATGTCGTAATGACAGGTGCAGAAATACACGAAAATGGTCCTCCGGCTGCTTCCGTTTCAGATACCCAAGCACAGGATTCATATCTTAGTAGTAGGGTTCCAGACCATGAACCATGGGCGAGAACTATGACTAAGGACGATACCACACACGAACCAGAATTTAGTTACGACGATGATAATGTGGGTAAGTCTGATCGTGGCGAAACCATTACGAGGAACAGCAACTGGCAACGCTAAAAAGCGTTATTACATGCTGGATAAATATTAGATAATATTGGGAAAATAGTATGCCACGCGAAAATATATATAAAGGTTATTCGACATTCGAATTTCAAACAAATAAGTCCTTATCACTTCGTGACGTGGAATTGGTAAAAATGGATTTATTGAATCATATTTTCACGCCTAGAGGCTCGCGTGTGATGATGCCTAATTTTGGTACTATCATCCCTGAATTAACATTCGAACCACTTGATGAAGATACGTTGGATGAATTGTATAATGAAGTTAAGGCAGTTTTGGATTATGACCCCCGCGTAGATATCATGTCATTGGTGGTTGTTCCAAACTTTGATACAAATTCAGTTGTGGTTGAAGCAAGAATTTTATATGTAGAATTAGACACTGTGGATGAATTCAATCTGAACATCCAGTTTGAGGATTAATATGGCAAATCGAATAGCAAGAGCAGAAGCATGGACCGTTGTCCACGAAGCTTTCACACAGGTAAATTTCAACTCCTTTGATTATAATACAATCAAAGAAAGTCTGCTCGATTATGTTAAACTTTACTTTCCAGAAGATTTCAATGACTACATTGAATCAAGTGAATTCATAGCAATCCTCGAAATATTCGCATACGTCGGCGAACTTCTTGCGTATCGCCTCGATATGAATGCGCATGAAAACTTTATTACCGTCGCCGAAAGAAAAGAATCAATACTTCGTCTTGCTAAATTAATTTCCTATAAAGCATCAAGAAACCTTGCTGCACGCGGATTAGTAAAACTTACGTCTATCCAAACTACTGAACAGGTCGTAGATTCACAGGGACGTA